ACTAGTATTAAGACTATCACTTAAATAAGTGATACTGGTTGTCTGGAGATTCAGGGGGCCAGTCTAATGGTTTATTGGCATTAGCAGCGGCAAGTGCTGCGCTTTGCTGTGCAATGCTGCTCATGTTGTTGGCGTACGTCTGCCCGGCGTTTGCCTGACCTTGCAGCGCACCAAGCCCAACGTTTGCCAGATTGTTGTAATTGCTCATCTGATTTGATAACCAAGACTGACCGAGTGTCGGCGCGATCGTAGCCAGTTGATTGCTTGTGGCTGTCGAACCAAGGCCACCAGTCGCCTCCGCAGCAGCAAGACTCTGGTAACGAGCCTGACCTGCAAGGTCTTTATACTGCTGAGAGTTGTAATACTGATTAAGTGCCTGCCCCTGACCTTCTAAACTGGAAAGATTCTGAAGCTGGTTAACATACTGCTCCGCAAGCGGCGTGAACGGAGCAAGGTTTTTCATGATCGTCTGCCACTGCTGATTTTGCAGGTCTGCGGCATACTTCTGAGCTTCTGCTGCATACTTTGCGCTTTTATCAGAGCTGCCACCTTTCCCGCCTTTTTCAGGGCAATAAGGTTCCTCGCCACGCAGTTTTCTGCCTAGCTTAAATGCATATAACATGGCTATCTCCTGTGATTCAGGAAGTCGATTAGTTCTTCGCGTGTGGCGCTGTAAAACGTCACGTCATCCACGCCTTTGAAGTATTTCTTGATGGTTCCTACACGCTTAAGGCCAATCATTGCGCAGTACATCTGCCCGTGGCGGAATTTGCGTGCAGCGAACGATGTGACGCACTGAACGGTGGTGTTAGTCAGAATGTATCGCCAGAACGCCAGCCCGATTTCCTTGCTGAATCCGCGAATCTCTGGCAGGTACATGGCGTGGCAATCGAATGTAAGCGGCTGAATCTCCTGATAGTAAACAATGCCGCCGAACTGCCCGTGCACGTTCACCTCAAAGTAACGGCAATCAGGTTTGTAGTCGTATCCATCACCGTTGTTGCTCCCGGCAATAATGTCAGGGTGATTTCCTACTGCTTCGATCAGGTCGATGTTTCGCGTTGGTTTGAATGTAATCATCAGTCAATCAGCCCATGTAATCTAAGTGCCGTTTCAAGCGCCAGAATACGCTGCCGCGCCTGCTGCAAACCTGTAGCGAGTGCTGCGACTTCGGATTGCGTGTACGTAGTGCCGACAGTGTATGACTGGTTAGCGTTGAATGCGCCGAGGAGTGCCGTTCCGGTTGCCGCTGTCCATCCTGTCTGACGAGCACCGATAACCTTGGTGCCGCCGACTGAATAGGATGTTGTTACGTTGAGGGGGGATGCCAGCGATTGTGTTGCTGTTGCTGTTTTCGATACGTAATCGTCCTGCAATGCAGAAATATTTCCTTCAGCCTCCGTCACTCTACCATCAAGAGCACTGACATCAGCCTGCAAGGTGACTATTTCACCTTCAGCCGTGGTTAGTCTGACATCCAGCGCTGCAATTGCCGCAGTATTCGCAGCAATACGGATTTCATGGTCATCTACTTCAATGCGGAGCTGACGAATTCTTTCTTCGTGATCGACCAGAATCACATCCTGCTCATCGTTCCTGACTTGTGCGTCATAAGCGCCCTGTCCGGCCTCGTTGGCCTTGTTCGCCACGTTACCAACATCAGTACCCTGTGCGATAACGTACAGCAGATATGACTGCGAGAAGATATTGCGTGGAAGGACTGATGTGTCGAGCCGCGTAGCCTGGATGATTACCGGCACATTGAGATTCGAATCCGCCATTACTCAATCCTTATCTGGCAGCCAGACAGAGTGACAGGTGACTTCGTGATAACGCGCAATTTGAAGCCGACATTTTTCCTGATGCGCCCTACTCGCTTCCACAAAACGCGTTTGTCGTAAACGAACGGTTCATTCTGCTCAATCATCTGCTCACGCCCGTAATTGATGCCGTCAGTGGTTGCAGAGAGGAACAGGCGGTCGGCGTACTGCGCAACGCCAGTTGAAGATTCAACCTCAAGGTCGAAAACTCTGGCATTATCTGCTTTGAAGAGTGGAGTAAACAGCAGGTGTTCCTGTTGCTTGTCGTACTGGCTGCTGATATCGAACTGCAGTTTCCCGGTAACAGATTCCAGCTTATCGCCGCACGTTATCTGATTGCCTTCGTAAATGAAGTCGATAGCGCGGTACACATCGTCATACAGGCCTGTTTTCAACACACACCATTGCGGACCATTGGCGCTTAAAGATGCGTCGTACACGAGGACGTGACGTGGAAGATGGATAATCAGCAATTCATGAGCATCAAAGCGCAACGATTCCATCACGCCATCAGCCAGTTCATCAGCAGTGTAGGAGCGGAGGATTTTCTCAATGCTCGCGCTGGCGATTGGTGACACCTGACCGGAGCCGATGATGTATACAGACGGCGCACCTGTTGCCGGATTGCTTATGAACGCATACGAATCAGCAAACGGCGTTTTGCAGTAAGTCCCGGCGATGCCTTTTTGCACCATCAGTGATGGCTGTGCGACATACAAAGCGGCACCAACGGTGGTTGCGCCAGTCAGGGAGAAATATTCAATCGTCGATGAGCCAAAGCAAACGATGAAGTCTCGCCATGTCCCGATACCGATGATGCCGTCCGGCTGAGACTCGGCACGATATTGTGCGCTGTAACGGTCAGGATGCGATTCGTCTTCAAGGTCAGTGATAAACCATGAATCAGTGCCGTCTTTTGACCACGCATAACGCCCACGTAAGCGAGTAATGTCGCGGACTGAGCCTAACTCATACTGCGTGAATCCGCTGTCTGTAGGCCAGTTTGAGACGGTTTTAACCGTGCCATCATAGCGATACTCGACCAGTTGACCATTAACGCCTACTGCCTGTGATGTCCTACCATGCGCCATTGATACGCGACCACTTCCGGCAACATCACCGACCTCGCTTTCGCCTTTGTACAGCTTGCCACCACACACGCGATATACAGCATTCTGCGCCATGTTGTACTCGACTCCGCGCGATACACCGTTCACATCAGAACGTTTGGCAATGCCCGGGAATGAGCGAAGATATCCGCTGCTGTTAAGGATTTCTTTTGGTGTAGCCAACATATTCACTGGCAGATAGTCGATATAGTCGGCGTTTCGGAAGTCTTTGCCGACACCTTTCATAAGCGGAAGTTGCTGAATCGGCATTTATTCACCTATGCGTTTGGGATATCGCCATCAATCAGAGGGAGATCGCCTGGATAATATCGGTCAGATGTAAACACGTCATATTTATTACCCTGTCCTACAGGAAAATCTCCACGTCGTCGCATTGAAGGAACAACCAGAGTGTCGGTCATCAAGGCATCATATGAGCGTTGGGCGTTACTGAGAACTTGCGGAGTTGGTTCAAGGCTGTAATCAGATAGCATTCTCAGCAATAACTGATAGCCTACTGCGTGTTTGTATTTTCTTGGAAGACCTGACTCATCATCTGGTAATGGCTGCTCATCTCCAGTTGCGAAAGCGTAACCAATGTCGCCGGGGTTAATCATCCACTCGGACATCATATCTTCCAGATCATTTACACCATCTTCAATTGATTGCGGCTCAACATCAGTCAGCGATGCATTAGAAGCAATAGCAAACTTACGAAGCGCAAAAAGGACGATCTCACCCTTTGTCAGTACTGTTGCCATTGTCTGCCGCCTTACGACCTCGCTTACTGGTCGGTTTCAATTCATCAACTGAGGCAACAAAGCCCAACTTTTCGAAAAACTGGAAGTCTTTTTCTGCGATAACGGCCTGTACATGTCCGGATTCGTTATCTGCGGCAAGGAATACACTCATGCGATCCATATTGTTTCCTTAAAACATAAAAGGGGCGTAAGCCCCTTGTTATTACGGATTACCGAAGAACTGACCGCCCATGTGAGGGTTAAAGCACACATATGCAGGAAGTAAGTCGAAGCGCATTTTTTGCACGTTGGCATCGCCATCTGCGTATTTATGTACGCGGATGGAGAAACCTTCATATGTTGCAACAGCAGAATCAATACTGTGCAGTTTCGGCAGTGGGATAGAGCCAAGTCCACAGAAGAACTTGTTATAGAACAGGTTTGGCTTCATTGTCTGGCTAGCAGTGCCTACTACAGATACGGCATCGCCTGCCTCTACCTGACGACTTACAGAGTTGTACTGCGGGTTTGTAGTGTCATAAATCGGAACACCAGAAAGCGTAACCGTCACATCGCCACCGCTGTCTGAATTAGCATCAGCAGTAACCGTTGCAGTGAAGCTAATTGGTGTGGCTCCGTTATACAACGCCTGTTTGGTCTGCTGTTGCAGCCAGTAGGTATTGGTGAATTTAACCTGATCACCAGCTTTCAGAAAACCTGTAACGCTGGCTGTCGCTCCGGTCAATGTTACAGTGAACTGGTATGAGTCTTTAACTGCGTTATAGGTAACAGTTGGCTGTGTTTTGACTGTCAGTGTTCCTCCAAATGCCCCCTGCGTACGAGAGGCAAGCCCATTAGACATCAGTGCGCGAATGCCGCCAAAATTGGTTGGAATCTGCGCATTCTCCCATGCAGTACGAACCAATTGATCTGAAGCGTGCAAACCAGTCTGCGCATCAGCAAGTCGCTGTGCAGACCATGGATCCATTACAGCATAGTTTTCACCTTCATTAACGCCGAGGTCTTTCAGGAAAGATGCCGTCTGCGCAACATCAGACCATTTGGTGATTGGAGTATTGGGGCTACCAAGTGACAACGCACCGTTATTCATCATGAAGTGAGCAAGCTCTGTTTCAAGGTCGGTAACGATTCGCTGGCGAACCGGCGCGAGAATTTCTTCCAGTTGGTTAAGCTTGATCGCTTCCTCCAGTTGCTGATATTCAACAGCAACAGTGATGTAGTTACCTACACGCCCCGTAGCTTTACCTGAGATCAGGTTGTTTTTATTTTGCCCTGAAATATCACCAGTGGGAGTACGGAGGGATGAGAATTGATGCGGACGTTTAAAGCTAACGCTATCGCCAGTGCTGGAGTTGATTTCACCTGCCAGCAACTGACGGTCTACGGTTTTCGCCAGAACTAAATCTGACATAAAACCCGGAAGGAATTTTTTCAGAACGATTTGACTGACGTTACTGTCGAGATTGTTAGGCATTTATCTTTTCCTTATTCGATTTTTGCGCCGGGGCATAATTTGTTGAATTCGTCTTGTTTCGCATCAGCACCGCCACCACGTACTTCCGGCTCTGGCTTGATGGCTTTCTTTGGTTTTGGAGCAAGGCTTACCTGTTTGCTAATCTGCCCCAAGAGGAATGCTGCGCGAATTGGATCTGTCTCAGCGGCTACACGCTGGCGTAATTGCTGGCTCTTACCTAAGCCATAGGCGAGTAGTTCAGAGCCTTCGTCTGCACAGTGAATGATGATTTCCTGCTGAATTGGTGGTAGCTCACTAAGAACAATGGCCTCCATTTCCTGATAATCTTTCACAGGAAGTTTGGCTGCCCGTTGTTTATGCGCTTCTACCCTTTGCTGGAAACGCTGTTGGTATTCCTGTTGCTGACGTAGTTTTTGTTGCTGCTGCTGTTCGACACGGCCTTTTTTCTCATGCCAATCAGTCAATGCCTGTTCAAACGCCTGTTCGTCATAATCACACGACTCAAGAGTCGGTTTTGGTGGAATAGCGTCTGGTTGTGGTTGCTGATGTTCCGCAGGCTTGGCTAATGCTTCCTCAAGCTGGCGGCGCAACTCACGGTTTTCTTTCTGTGTTTCTTTGAAGCCTTTGCGAAGATCTTTCACCCATTGTGGTGCAGGTTGCCCGTCAATGTGATCATCATCGTCAGCGTTAAGCTGAATTTCTTCATCACCAATACGCAAGGCGTAATCTTCTGGTGTCTCTTCGGTTTTTTCAGGCTCAGTTGCCACCTCTTTACCGTTGTCATCCTGGCTTTCATTCTCAGGCTGTGACTCTGTTTGGATGATGGTTTCTTCTGCATTTTCCTGTGTTTCAGACAGGTCAATAACCTGACCGTCGATGATCAGTTCGTTTTCCATTGATTACTCCTGGTTAACTCGGCATTAAGTCTGCCGGTGACTGTGGTGGTGACTGGAATTGCTGTTGTTGTGACTCGGCGACATCTTTCAGAAGGCGTATTGCCTCCATCACTGCTTTGTCATCGATGTTTCTGGCTTGAGCCAGTTTATAGACAGTGTTTGCCTGACTCTCCATCGCATCCTGCTGGGCAGTAAATGCTTTGATTTGAGTTTGAGCAGTTTCGTTAGTTGCTTTTTGCGCTTCTGCCTGCGCTGCTACCATTTGCGCCTGAGCGAGAACCATTTCAGGATTTGGCTGGCTTTGTGCTGCCATTTGCGCCTGTTGAACAATCTGCTGCTCTTTCTCATTGCGTGGTTTTGCAATACCAGATATCAGCAGTTGGTTTCGGTTGTACTCTTTGAAGTCATCAAGGCCTTCGCCATCGATATTGTCCAGAATAATACCCTGAATTGCCGGGCGCATTGGGTCTGTTGGAAGCATAGAGCTAAGGACATTTGTCAGTACAGAAACCGTTGCATCACGTCGTGCTGTGTAGCTTGGTCCAACATCAACCGTCACATCGTATCGACCGACAGAAAGGTCATTTAACGCAACAACAGCCCCTGTTTGCCTGTCAACAACCTGTGCGCTCAGGACAGCGATATCATCACTTCCATCTTCGTTAACGATGCGCACTTCACGTTCTGAACCGTACACTTCACGCGCCATTGACAGCCATACTTCACCAGCGCGTTTAAGACTTTTCGCCATATTGTCCAGATAGATAAACGAAGCCATATCTGCTCTGTTCATCAAGTTGTTAACCGTTTCCTGAGCAATATTACTTGGCATCTGCTGCATGGCCTGACTGCCGCCTGTAACCTCCTGAATATCTGCACTGGTTTGCTGTAGTAATGCAGCCAATGCCTGATTCATAACCGCAGGCTGTGTATATCCTGCCGGGGTAGCTCCAGCGATAATGTTGCCAGATTTATCTCTCACTTCGCGCAACGGCAAGAACGCTGGTCGTTTCTTGTTGCGAGCCTCCCAGTGCTTCTCAAGTCCACGAATTTGCTCCATGCCAACTATAGGGATCTGACCGGGGTCTTGCGCTGCAGTATCAGCCAGCATTGATACCTGAAGGTTATACAAACGCTGTGGATCCATTGCTTTTGCAATGTGCCCTTCGACACGCTCAATGTCATCAATGAACCAGCGTTTTCCATAAACCGGGATGAGGGGGATATGCTCACCAGGAATACGTCGAGGTTTCTCAAGGAAACCATCACCATCCACTACGGATACATACACACGACGGCGCTTCACTGAGCGCCTTGCCACTTCATGAAATCCAGCTATTGCCAGTTCATCTTCAATATCTTCAACCTGATCACTGTCGTATGTTGCAATCTCTCCAGTGATTGGATGTCGATAACTGATGACGTCAACAGACTCTTTACGAACTTCGTAATACTTCGCTATGTAAATAACATCTGCACCAAACCAGTTATATTCCCAACTGGTCATAGACGTTACATCCAGAGAAGTAGGAGGTTTCTTCCCGTATTCAGCCTCATATTTTTCAGGTGACAACGAATACATACAGAACGCCCACAACGCGTCAGATTTGTCGTACTTCTTAGCGTCAGGGTCAAACCACACAGAGCGCGACGGGTCGTATATTGGTTCAATAGCAATACGCTGACGATCGTCCATGGGGTCGTATTCATTGACCAGCATCGACGTCAAACGGAAGCAACCGAAACCACCAGTAGCAGCGTCGTCAAATGCATTATCGCAAGCCTCACCGCCATCAGTTTCTTCGTAGTCAGCACGGAACAGACCATTTAATTTATTGGCTAACTCTTCGCTTGCCTCTCTGTCACCAGGACGAAACTTAACAGTGATTCTGTTATTGCGGTATTCTGCAATGATGCGGTTAAGTTCAGTTGCTACCTTATTGATTTCAAACTTAGGATACTTCTCGAACTGCTCATCAAGCTTAGTTCCAGCCGCCGTTGCTCCTTCCCATTGACCTCCGGGGACACGAGCAAACCTCGTAGCTTCAATGCACTTTTCGCGCACTTCCTTCTGTGGAGAATAGGCGCGGTCAAACCTGAGCATGATCCGCTCATGTTTTTCTCTAATGTCTCTGCCATGTTTACCAACCGGAGGATGAGGGAACGTATATTTCTGTTTCTTCGCGGACCAATGCCGGGCAATGCATACACATCATCAGCGCATCAGCCAGGTTAGGAGATGGAATACCGAGCTTCTGCTTCATTTCGACCTTAGTCATTAGCTCCAGCTTCCCGTTGTTATTGAATTTGCGCTGAATCTGCGTCAGTTCTGCAAACAGCTTCTCCAGCATCTTCTCGCCTATCGCTTCTTTGTCGAAACTCAGCATGTCGTCTGGGTCTGCATACTCACCGTGAACAACCGCCCGATATGTCAGATACAGCCTGTCAGCCAGCGCGTAATAGAATTGTGCTCGCTTATTGCGGAACACATCGCCAATAGTGCGAACGTTGTCACCCTGTACGACTTCATCAGCCCATGCTCCGGCCTGATACGGAGCATCTTCATCGAATGGCGATTCGCTGCCCTTGAACATCGTGGCGGTGATTTTCTTGCCGGAGAACGCTTCCGTTGTCTGTCTGCGTAGCCCGGCACCAACACCATCACCATCCCACAGGTAATGGTCAGCACCGTCTTCAATCGCCAGCGAAGTTGCCCAGTCAGCACCCTCGTTGATGTCCATCAGCAGACCTTCGGCAATGCGCTTAACTACCGAACCGTGGCGCGATGCATAACCTTTGGCATCCGGCCCTGTATCTGATGGGTCATGTGCAGAAACAACAGCGCCTTTCGCTTTCCATCCGAGTTTCTTGTGCGCATCGGTTGCGGCTTCAAGCCATTCACGTTTGATGATTGCCATATCACTTGCGCTTACTGGCTCACCAAGCCAGATGTGACGATACAGTGTCGGATTTCTGCGTTTACACTCTTCCATCTCCAGACGGAGAACTTCAGGAAAGTGCGGGTTGTCGGTGTAGTTCACCGTCAGCAGACAAATATCATCAGGAGGATTTACGACGAATCGCTGATAGGTATCGTCGAGGATGTTCTTCGGGTTAAAGCTCACCCATATTTCAGAGAACGGCTTACGGATGGTTGGAATCAGGATATCCCATGATTCCTTCGTTACCGCTTCCGCTTCTTCCACCCAGCAGATATCAATGCCTTCGAGCGATTTAATCTTCGTCGGGTTGTTTTTGATGCCGTAGAACATGAATTCAGCATTAGTTCCGAGATGACGAATCATTGAACGCTGAATTTCAAACTCAGCCGAATACCCTTCCCGCTCGATGGTGTCTTCAAGCAACCGGATTACCGAATCGCTGATACTGTTTTGCAGTTCACGAGCGCAGAGAATACGCACAGGCTGTCGGCGCGCCGCTTCAACAAGCAGCCTCGCAATTGCCCATGATTTACCGCTACCTCGACCGCCTTTGGCGACTTTGTAGCGATGCGCCTCAATGAACGGTTCAAAGATAGGATTAATCGAGGTCATTTTCCGAATAGAGTGCTCATCGGTGATGTTTCAATCTGGATTGCGCCGCCGTCTTTGCCGACAAGCTCATTAGTTACCTTGTCGCCATACTTACGGGGATTCATTCTGGCCAGCGCCCATTTGCGGGTATCAACGCGAAGTCTTGCCTTTGCCACCTCGGCGGCATCAGGGATTACGCCGTCAGCAATTTCGAATATCTCTTCGAAAATAGAGTCGGCCCGAGTCTCTGTTGCCTTCGCGTACTGGTCACGAAACTCCTGATGTTCAGCCAGCCAGCGAAAAACTGATGTTTTGCTCGGCATTCCTGGGCGTTCGCAAACTTTGCGCAGACTCTCACCGGAGGAAAGCAATGCGCAAATGTCATTAGCCACCTCCGGCATATAATCAGAGGGGCGACCACCTTTCTTTTTCTCAGTCGCCATATTGATTATTTCCCTTCTGTTTGCTTCCCAGCGGGGAACGAATCAACGCTGCCGCCGGAATAGCAGTCAAGATCAATTGCGACTTGTACCGCTTCTCTCGCATTTTTGCCACAGTGCATGGCAGTGCGCGCGATCAGGTCGCCACTGCCTATTGCGTATGGCTCAACCTGTAGCGATATGCTCGCCCGCGTTTCGCCTTTCTCTTTGGTGATGATGTATGCTCGCCCAGCACCGATGATAGCCAGAGCCGTGAAGGAGAATGTCGGCAGGAACTCGGAGGCATACGTGAGGTTGTGCTTAAGCAGATCCTGTAATTCCATCTCTGCGCCGCAGTCACCAGAGCAACCGAAGGCAAGGACTTTGCTTCCGTAAATCTCCCAACCTGACTCTGGCGGGGTGTATATCTTCTGTTCAGAAAGGGAGCAAACGACACTGCCAGTTGATGCCTGGGTGTCAGATGCCAGTGTCTTTCCATCCCATGCGACTGTAGTCATCAGAGGCTCCGTCAGATTTTCGTGTACCCGGATTCAAACGAGTCAGCAGGAGAGAAGGATGCATAGCCATCCTCATACACAACGTAATACCCGCCAGCGACCGGTTGATGTTTGTTAACGTACTCAGGGCTTACATCGAATGGCGCGTATGTGCCATCTTCCGGGTGAATGGTGGCCCCATAGCTTGATGCGCCCGACACGCCAGAAAGGTCTGGGTTTGGTTTGTGGTCGATATGTCGAATCTTTAACGCCCATACCTGCTTGTGACACTGCCAGCGAGGTAATTCTTGTTGTTCCATGGTTATTCTCCAGCAGTGAACAGGTCTAACGCTTCCTTCGATTTACGCACCGCTTCGATAGTGCGGGTCGTGATATCTGAATTAGCGCCGCCTGACTGGAAGTGAATTTTGAATAGCTCAAGCTTCAGTTCGTCAGTGCCAATGAACTGAAATGCTTCCTCTGCGGCTGCGTTCTGGTTCATGACCAGTTTATAAATCTCTAACTGGAATTTCTGTTCTTCAGTCATGGGGGTAATCTCTGCCATTGTTGGCTCCGTTTATCCGTTAAAAGGGATATCAGTTAAGTTATCCCGTGTAGGGTATAAGCCATTGTCGAGACCACTCATTGAATGGTCTCTGCAATAACCGATGTCTTTCCATCAGTCCGCCACCACAAAGAATCTTTTTTTGCCATAAGGCAGGAGGTTCATCTTTCAGTGGCTGCCAGTGTTATTTCCCCACTTACTGGCTTGGGTTGTTTCGCTGTACTGCCGTTAATTAGTGAGTCCGGGGATTATTTCAGTTCGTTACCAGGCATTTCTTTTAGCTCTTTCAAATGACAACGATTGAGGCTAAACCACTCCCCGTGCGACCTATAGTTGTAATATTTTTGGTGCAATTTGGTTTCAAGCTCTCTATCGGCCGGAATCTTTGCAATTAGATTTAGCTTCCCACCACTCATGCGAGATATCTCTGAAATTCGTTTATTAACCCTGCGACTAAACCCTATTTTTGTTAGCCCACTATCTTCAGCATGCAGAACGTACACATATGATTTTTGCGAAGCACTGGGTGCGACTTTGTTGTAATTAATCATGTCAAACATAAAGCCTTGCTTTAGCAAAGTTTCAAAAAAGATAGAATTAACACACCCATTCCTTCTCAGCTCTGCACTTAGCTTGTCAATTTCCTCTATGATGTCGCCAGACCCCTTTCCACTTATAAGAAAATCTTGGTACATGCGACCAATTCTTGAGGTAATTTCAACAAAGTTATTCATAGCGTTTACCTTTTAGAAAGATGAGCCTGTTCGCACAGAAAAGCCGCCCCCGAGATGGTCGCCACCATATACGGCAATTCTCAGGCTCAGCTTTCTGAAAGACTCGGGATTGTTACGCGCTGCGATGCGCGGTTTACTGCAGATGTAAAAAAGCCCCGCAAATGCGAGGCTAAATCCTGGTATTTGTAATGACTGGCTCTTATCTCAACGCAGCCCCTTACCGCGCGCCAGATGCTCAATATCAAGCATCAGCAATGAGATGTTTAATCTGGATTCACTCCAGAAGTGATCATCACCCTGTCTACAGAGCCAGATGTGAAGGATGATGAGTAAAATTATCGCTATCATCGAAGGCATTGCGTCCTGATGTACTCCTGCAGGTAGTTAACCTGCGCGGTTATCCTGTCGATTCCGCTTCGTAGACGGTAATAATTGAGTTCAGCATCTGCTGTAAGTCTTGGGCTTTCTCCATCGCCCATGCTGCTGGCTCCGGTCGTTGACTTTGCACAGGTGGCGGCGACTTGCAGGCGCTTACGCCCAGCAGAAACATCAGCACGGAGACTTTCGATAGTCGCGTTAGCATCAGCAAGCTCCTTTGTATATCTGGCATCGAGTTCTGCTACATCACGTTGACGCTTCTGCATGTCAGCAATTGTGGATGCGGCCTTATCGCGCTGCTCTTTGTAGGCGATGGCGTTATCACGGTAGTGATTAACAGCCCATGACAGGCAAACGATGATGCAGATAACCAGAGCGGAGATAATCGCGGTTACTTTGCTCATACCTCAATCTCTCTGACCGTTCCGCCTGCCTCTTTGAATTTTGCAATCAGGCTGTCAGCCTTATGCTCGAACTGACCATAACCAGCGCCAGGCAGTGAAGCCCAGATATTGCTGCAACGGTCGATAGCCTGACGAATATCACCGCGATCAATCATCGGTAAAGCGCCACGCTCTTTAATCTGTTGCAGTGCCACAGCGTCCTGGCTTTTCGGAGAGAAGTCTTTCAGGCCAAGCTGCTTACGGTAGGCATCCCACCAACGGGAAAGAAGCTGGTAGCGTCCGGCGGCTGTTGATTTGAGTTTCGGATTTAGCGTGACAAGTTTGCGAGGGTGATCAGAGTAATCAGTGAATAGCTCTCCGCCAACAATGACGTCATAACCATGATTTCTGGTTTTTTGACGTCCGTTATCAGTTCCCTCTGACCACGCCAGCATATCGAGGAACGCCTTACGTTGATTATTGATTTCCACCATCTTCTACTCCGGCTTTTTTAGCAGCGAAGCGTTTGATAAGCGAACCAATCGAGTCAGTACCGATGTAGCCGATAAACACGCTCGTTATATAAGCGAGATTGCTACTTAGTCCGGCGAAGTCGAGAAGGTCACGAATGAACCAGGCGATAATGGCGCACATCGTTGCGTCGATTACTGTTTTTGTAAACGCACCGCCATTATATCTGCCGCGAAGGTACGCCATTGCAAACGCAAGGATTGCCCCGATGCCTTGTTCCTTTGCCGCGAGAATGGCGGCTAACAGGTCATTTTTTTCTGGCATCTTCATGTCTTACCCCCAATAAGGGGATTTGCTCTATTTAATTAGGAATATGGTCGGTTACTGATAGAACAAATCCAGGCTACTGTGTTGAGTAATCAGATTTGTTCGTGACCGATATGCACGGGCAAAACGGCAGGAGGTTGTTAGCGCGACCTCCTGCCACCCACTTTCACGAAGGTCATGTGTAGAAGGCCGCAGCGTAACTATCACTGATGAATTCAGGATAGCCAGTGGCTACGGCTCAGTTATGGTGCTGGTTAACGGACTTGAACCGCTACCCATTCGCTTACAAGGCGACTGCTCTACCATTGGAGCTAAACCAGCATGTTTGGCGGGACAGCGTGGACTCGAACCACGATAAGAAGGTTAACAGCCTTCCGTAATGACCTTTATACGACTGACCCAAATAAAAAAAGCCACCGTTGCAACTTAAGAGTCACTAACGGCAGCTTACCCTCTAATTATGGCTAAATGGCTAATTGCATGTCAAGGCTTTTAACGGCAACATGCTTAACTTTCTCAACACGTTTACGCATTTTGAAAGCATTTTGCATTGGTTGGTACAAAACAAATAACGACGCTTTCAGGATGTCGTCAATTTCATTTCTACAGGTTGCCAGTGAAGGTTTTCTCCATCCCTCACCACCACGCCCACACATCTTGCGTGGCTTTGCAGTCGCGTGATAGTAGGATGCAATTGCTCGCTTAGATGAACCATGAGCGTAGTAGCTGAGGAGGATGCCAAAGGCTTTCTTGTCAATGTACATGACGGAATCGACGACCTGAGAAATCAACATTCCATCATCATCATTACACATTGGCCTTGTCATAACTCTTCCCGGCTCTACGCTCTCCATGAACTTCGCTATTACGCTGCTCATGCGCTTTTCCAGGCGACCTGAGTAAACCCATGCACCCCACAGTTCAAGCCAGCCATTCAGCCAATCGTGCTGTTCTTTGGTGAGGTTTAGTTCTCTTATGCTCATCGTCTTCCCCTCTTGCCCTGTTTGACCATCAGGACGCCGTTAACTATTACGTGACGCTCGCCTTTGCTGTCTCGGTTGTACTTGAGCACTGTTCCTCTTGCGCAGGAAAGCATCCTCGCCACTTCGGTCTGATTTCCTCGTGTCTGGATAAGAAGCTCTGGTATCGTTTGAATTGTGGCGTTCATACGTTCTCCAGTTCGGTGATTTTTATTCCAAGCCGTCCGCCTGGTACTTTCACACCACGAATTACGCGAATGTCATCGAATTGCTCGTCGTCTTCCGCAAATCCGGCGTGGATAAGGGAATCGAGTAAACCTTTCAGGATGTTATCGAGGTCGCGGCGGCGGGAGTCTGGAACGTCTGCGATGACTTTGATGCGGAGTCGTGATTTGGTGAAAATGTCTAACTTGAGTTGGCGGATGATTTTCTGAACGTCTTTTCGGTATTTCTGGCCTTTATCGCTGATGTAGTATTGGCTTCCCCGTCTTCGCCAGTAGGTGTTCACCGACGGCGGGTATGGAAGCACAAACTGATATTCGTTCATGGCTTAATCTTCCCCTCCTTCAGCAGTATCGCCTGCGTCCTGATCACGCCTTCGAGGTGGTAAAGTCTGGCGTCTTTGTTGTCGAGATTATGGGTGCGTCGGTCGATTTCATCGTGACACGCGCTACAAGCCCATGCGCCGATCAGGTCGTCAGGCTTCATTCCCGTTCCGCAAATTCCAGCCATCCGGTAATGTGCCAGAACTGTAGTTTCAGGATTGCCATTGCATACGCCGTAAATACGCACCTGACATTCTCTTCCGCGCGCTTCTTTGCGTAGATTAGCCATTTGCCAGCTCCTTCTGTTGCTCATCTTCGTGAGAGAAGTCTTCTCCGTCGATTGGCATGAGTTCATCACTGTAAAAATAAGAGAAACCACCTGAAGGCTCGTTTGTATAAATCGATACATCGCCTTTAACTAGCCACCCAGGGGTGTCATCACGCCAACTATGCTTACCTGCACCAGGAAAATTAAATACATATCCGTTTGTTACTTTTTCGATTAACTCAACGCATCTGCCAATTTCGGGTTTGTTTTCTGAAAAAATGACTATTGCGATGCCACCTGCGCGTAACTCACTCATCATCTTCCTCCAGCATTTGTCCGTTAGGGTCTGCCATTAACTCTGCGCAGCAGTGCTCACACACGTGAACTTCCAGCACATGCAGCTTCTGACCGCAGTTAGCGCACGTTAAAGCTCGCTCGACGCTTTCTTTCTGGTATTGAAGGGATTGGGATGGGCTAAGCATTATTGGATTCTCTGCATCATGAGAAAGACAATCATGGCGGCGCGAAGGGGATTTTCATGTATAGCTCGCTTAGATTTACGGTAGGTCACACCGCGTGCACCCCACTCGTCTTCATCGAGATTGATAATGCTAATCCTGTATTTTTCAATAATCGGCCATGCGTCTGCTGGGTTTGCGCATGGGTTAAAGGATCCGCGCTCAACCTCTACTTCAACTGCGTCTCCGTTTACAATGTCTCCCTCAAATGAGATAAACACCATCGCGCCATTCTTACCTTCTTTGTAATCCGGTGATCCGTTATGAATGGCTTCGAATACCGCCACGTTAATTTCAAAATCACTTAACTGTGAATAATCCATTGTCATTTCCTCGCACGATTTCTTAGCCACCGGATATCCCACAGGTGAGCCGTGTAGTTGAAGGTTTTTACGTCAGATTCTTTTGGGATTGGCTTGCGTTTATTTCTGGAGCGCTTCGTTGGAAGGTATTTGCAGTTTTCGCAGATTATGTCGGTGATACTTCGTCGCTGTCTCGCCACACGTCCTCCTTTTCCTGCGGTAGTGGTAACACCCCTGTTGGTGTTCTTTCACACCGGAGACACCATCGATTCCAGTAAGGTTGATTTGGTCGGAAGCGGTTATCTTCTTTGCATTCACCGCACCGATAACATCGCATCATGCTGCCCTGTCTCCCCATCTTGCTTTCCACTCCAGAGCCAGTCGCGCTTCGTCTGACCACTTAACGCCACGCTCTGTACCGAATGCCTGTATAAGCTCTAATAACTCCGCAAATTCGCTTACACGCATCCTGCTGGTTGACTGGCCTATTACCACAAAGCCATTCCCGGCAAGGTTAGGAACAACGTCCTGCTGCTTTAATGCTGCGGTAAACACACACTTCCAGCTTTCTGCATCCAGCCAGCGACCATGCCATTCAACCTGACGAGAGACGTCACCAAGGCAAGCCCAAAGCTTCCGATTCTGGTCTAAGCTGCGGTTGCGCTCCTGAATGATCACTACGATTGGCTTGGTTGGGTCTGGAAGGATTTGCTGTACTGCGTGAATAGCGTTTTGCTGATGTGCTGGAGATCGAATTTCAAAGGTTAGTTTTTTCATGACTCCCCTCTCTAACAGATTTCAGGTTATTCCACTCCGTTACCGCACTGCGATAATTCGCGGCCGCCACAGCGGCATGGTTAGCGCAGTAGATTTGGCACCCGTTCTCCATGTCGAATATTGTCGGTGATTTTCCGCATTTACATTTTTTGGCATGCGGTGCGTCTGAACACATTCCGTTAACGGTGTCCATCAGAAGCCCCCTCGTTCTTAATCCAATAAAAAAGGGCTACTGTGTAAATAGCCCCTGTTATTATCTCAGTGATGTAGATGTCATCAGAATCCTCCTTTCTTCTTGGACTGCGGTTCCTCGCGTTCACGGCGGCGCATTTCAGCAGACTGTTGGTCTGTGTCATAAATAGCGCCATTTGCCTGAATGCAATACACCGTGCCGGTATTGCCATGACGATTGAGACGAAGGATTAGTTCAGTTTCACCAGGTGGAACACTGTCATCAAAAGCGCCTTCACGATGGATCCCGACCCAATAATCGCAATCCTGTTCAATCTGCCCTGTATCTCGTGAGTCACTTGGTAATGGGCGTTTATTGGTTCGGCTTTCCAGTGCGCGGTTAAGCTGTGTCAGAAGCACAACAACGCAATCAAGCTCTTTGGCAAGGTTCTTCAGTCCTTTGGTGATCATACCGTAAGCAAGGTCGTTGCGATCGGCCTTCTCAGCGGTCATTAGTGTCAGGTAATCGACCAGAATCATGCCAACACATCCTTTTTCTCGCTTGATTCGACGGCTTTCGCTGACGATTTGAGCCAGAGATAATCCCGGCGTGTCGTCGATGTAAAGCATGTCGATTTCACTCAAGCGATTTGCTGTTTCTATCGCCCTGTTGAAGTCACCATCGTAATCACCCTGATAGCCGTCATCAGCGTCATTTGTCGCCGGAAGGTAAAAAATATTCGGGTTAACACCTGACTTCTGTCCTACCAGCTTTTCCAGTATCTGGTCGCCTGGCATTTCAAGACTGAACATCAGAGCGGGCTTTTTCTCATGCACTGCGCAGTTGATTGCCATCTGGCTGTATAGCGTCGTTTTCCCCATCTTAGGGCGAGCGCCAATGACGAACAGAGAGCCTTTCACCAGACCTTTCGGTGACAGCATCCTGTCCAGAGATGGGATCCCTGTGCTCATTCCTCGTTGTTCGCCTGACGGGTCAAATCGCTTCTCAAGGTCGCTAACCCAGTCTTCCATGACCTCACCAAATGAGCGAAGGCCGCGACGCGATCCGGTTTTTGCATGGTCTGTCAGTTGCGTGAAAATCGCCTGAATAGCTTCGTACTTCTGCGTTGCAGTCATTCCGTTGCGGGAATAGAGCAATTCCGTCGCTTCAGTCATGCGGTTTATGGCGTAGCGTTCCATTGCGGTTTCGCGAACCTGCATTGCATAGGCAACGATGTTTGCGGCGCTCGGCGTGTTCTTTGCGATCTCAGCGATATAAGCAAAACCGCCAACAGACGCCGTTAACGATTTACGCTCCAGTTCATCGAAAAGCGTCAGGCCATCTACTGGCTTTTGCTCCCGGTGCATTCTGGTTATTTCTTCGAAAAGGATTTTGTGTGGTCGGCTGTAAAATGAATCGGGCTTCAGCATCGCCAGAACTTTCTGGACGCGCTCACTGCTGTCATCATCCAGAAGCAATCCACCAATCACCGCCTGCTCTGCCTCGATGCTATGGGGCGGCGCATAAAAATTATCGGTCATCGTGTTCACCCTCACGAACTTTCAGGTAGGTATTATCGTTAAGCAGGAAATCAAATCCCTTTTTGTGCCAGACGGTTCCGCGTTGATGGTTTGGGCGCTCTTCGAACATCCATCGGCAATTTTCGCCAACGTAGCTCAAATAATTTCTCCAGTCCTGCATCGTGAACCCATGCCCGTCAAGCTGGCGGGTTATCACTCCGGCTTTGCGCCAGAACGTTCGGATCTGGTTTTTACGCTTGTCATTCAGTGCGCGGATTCTTGGAGCTTCAGGAAGGATTTCGTGGTAAGCATCGACAACATCCTGACAGCTGACGGAAGGTTTTTTCTTGTCAGACTTTTTGTCTGCTGTGGCACTCTCTAATACGTCAGTATTAGAGATAATATTATTATATTCTTTATCTGTGGTAATTTGCTGGTAATCTGCTGGTACAGCATTGCTTACAGGCATTGGTATTGCTGGCTTTGAGGTGGTAATTTGCTGGTAATCTGCTGGTACAAAATTTGACTGATAATCGTCATATTTCTCTACTGAGAAAACTGAGAATTTACCGTGTGAAACCCAGTCAATCATGCCGAGTTTTTTGAACTTTCTAAGCAGGTACTGAACGCGATCTGGTTTGAGTCCTGTTTCAAACGCCAGAGAGTTTCTACCGCCAAGTAGCTTCCCTCTGCCTACCAGAATTTCTCCTGCGTCAGTCATTACATACTCAGGCGTATGCTTTGCTTTGAGGATTAAGTGAACCCACAGATGCGCTGCTTCTGCATCCTTGTAAAACGGCACATCCATAATTTTACGGTGCAGCAAGGCATACCCCTTACCGCTGCTTTGATGCGGTTGTTGTAGCCTTCTGGCCTCTCTGGCTTCGGCTAGATTAGATATGTTACTCATGACCTTTCTCCTTCTGCATCAGCTTCACTTTTTCCAACTCAGCCCGGAATCGACCAGGCTGCTTGAAGCTGGACAGGAAGCGATCACGTAGTATGTGTTTGTGAATTTTGTCCTGGTAAGGACTGAGTTGTTTTGTCATAATTACTCCTGTGGATTGATCCAGTAATTCCCTCAGAATTGCATATCAATTTGCTTAAAATCCTCGGTGGCGGCCGGGGATTTTTTCTTTGTGATTTCATCAAGCGCATACTTAAAAGCCCTGCTAATCGGACTGATGTCTGATGCCATTCCGAAAGCACACAAGACCGAAGCAATAAATCTCCAGTCCGTTCTGCTTATCTTCGATTCATGACAGCCAATCATCTTTGCCAGACCGCGCTGGGTAAGCGTTGACAGGTTGATGAGTAAATCAGTTTCAGCGCGATCAATTTCTCGCTGTGTTGGCTTGCTGTAGCTTGCTTGTGCCATTTGTTAATTTTCCTATATTGATATTGAGTTATAGCGGCACACCCAATGGATTTGCCGCTGATGTTTGCTCACCCGGTTAGAGGTGAAAGGCCAGAACTGTTAAAGAGCAATTTGCTTATGCCGCTTGGCGGTAAGCACTTTCTTGATACTTCAGGGCGCCAGCTGTAACGATTTCCAATCGATAGGCGTCTTTCTCTGGGATAACTTCTTTCCACTGAGAGACTGCTGCATCGCTAATGCCTAGTGCTTTAGCAACAGCACGCTGGGTTCCGAAGTGGTCAATAACATCTTTTTTGTACATAGACTCGCTCCGAAATTAAAGAACACTTAAATTATCCACCAAAGGAATCTTAAGTCAAGTTTATTTAAGATGTCTTAACTATGAATACACAACTGATGGGTGAGCGTATTCGCGCTCGCAGAAAAGAACTCAAGATTAGGCAGGCTGCCCTTGGCAAGATGGTTGGCGTGTCTAATGTTGCTATTTCCCAATGGGAGCGATCTGAAACTGAGCCCAATGGCGAAAACCTATTGGCCTTAGCCAAGGCTTTGCAGTGCTCCCCTGATTACCTGTTGAAAGGAGAGGATAGTCTTTCAAACATTGCCTATCACAGCAGGCATGATCCAAGAGGTTCGTATCCTCTAATTAGTTGGGTAAGCGCAGGATGTTGGATGGAAGCTGTAGAGCCATATCATAGGCGTGCAATAGATAACTGGTACGACACAACGGTAGATTGTTCTGAAGACTCTTTTTGGCTCGACGTTAAAGGCGATTCAATGACTGCCCCGGCAGGACTGAGTATTCCTGAGGGGATGATTATTCTCGTCGACCCAGAAGTCGAACCACGTAATGGAAAGTTGGTAGTCGCCAAACTTGAAGGAGAAAACGAGGCGACATTCAAAAAGTTAGTTATTGATGCCGGTAGAAAATTCCTGAAACCACTCAATCCACAATACCCAATGATTGAAATCAATGGGAACTGTAAAATCATTGGCGTTGTCGTTGATGCCAAGCTAGCAAACCTTCCTTAAGGGGCTTTCGCCCCTTTTTTATTTCCCGTTAAAAATCAAAGACAAACTAAATTCACGCCCATAAAATTAAGTTTTCTTCAAAAATGCACTTGACCAATAAATTAAGAAGTCTTAAATTTAAGCCATCAGCAGGACGCTGGAAGCCAAACGGAACAGATTGGCAGGCTCTTTAACATCGACGGACTCTCAACCTAACCGTTGAGACCAGAACTTGAGTGGTTTTGGGGATGGCGCGAATTGCAGCTGCAAGACAGCGATCGAGAAGATAAGCACCTCGACGCGTCATGCGCCAAAGCCACTTAAAGGAGACCATCATGGTAACCATTGTCTGGAAAGAATCCAAAGGTACGGCAAAAAGCCGCTACAAAGCTCGCAGAGCAGAACTTATTGCCGAGCGACGCAGTAATGAAGCACTGGCGCGAAAAATTGCGCTAAAGCTCTCTGGTTGCGTCAGAGCAGACAAAGCAGCATCGCTAGGATGCCTTTGCTGCAAGAAGAAAGAAGAAGTCGTTCGAAAAAATAGAAGTATTTATTACAAAGATTCAAACCCATTAGGAAACAAAATACATGCAGTCCAAAAAATAAAATTGTACAGTAAACTACCGTACGGTGCTTATTGAGTATGCTTATGGTGAAAAAGACTATTTATGTTAATCCTGACCGCGGACAAAACAGAAAAGTATCTGATAGAGGTCTTACATCTCGAGACAGGAGGAGAATAGCGAGATGGGAAAAAAGGATAGCATATGCATTAAAAAACGGTGTAACACCTGGATTTAATGCTATAGATGATGGCCCTGAATATAAGATTAATGAAGACCCAATGGACAAAGTTGACAAAGCATTAGCAACACCATTTCCTCGCGATGTCGAAAAAATTGAAGATGAAAAATATGAGGATGTAATGCACAGAGTTGTTAATCACGCTCACCAACGAAATCCAAATAAAAAATGGTCATAGCCCACTTCGGTGGGTTTTTTATTGTCTGAACAAACCTAATTTACTACCGCAAGCCACGCAGTGAAATGGGTGTGACTTGTGTTGGTCGCCAGAAAATGAAATTAGGCAGCAAACCACTTATTTGAGGTGATATATGGAAGAAGAATTTGAAGAGTTCGAAGAGCATCCTCAGGATGTGATGGAACAATACCAGGACTATCCGTATGACTACGACTATTGATAAAAATCAATGGTGTGGACAATACGAACGACGGCAATGATTTCCAGAGAACTTGGTAAACAGAACAACAAGGCTGCCTAATGGCAGCTTTTATTTTTGCCATAAAAAACAGAATAAACACTGCTCTGTGTATTCATTCCAACGAGTGAATACACGGAGCAATGTCGCTCGTAACTAAACAGGAGCCGACTTGTTCTGATTATTGGAAATCTTCTTTGCCCTCCAGTGTGAGGGCGATTTTTTATCTATGAGGATATGAATAGATGTCAAACATCAAAAAATACATCATTGATTACGACTGGAAAGCATCAATAGAAATTGAAATCGACCATGACGTAATGACAGAGGAAAAACTTCACCAGATTAATAATTTCTGGTCAGACTCTGAACACCGACTCAATAAACACGGCTCTGTATTAAATGCTGTATTAATCATGCTGGCGCAACATGCTCTGCTTATAGCAATTTCAAGCGACTTAAATGCATATGGTGTTGTGTGTGAGTTCGACTGGAATGATGGAAATGGTCAGGAAGGATGGCCTCCAATGGATGGTAGCGAAGGAATAAGAATTACCGATATCGATACATCAGGAATATTTGATTCAGATGATATGACTATCAAAGCCGTCTGAGCGCTGCGTTACCGCATACCAATAACGCTTCACTCGAGGCGTTTTTCGTTATGCAATAAAACAGAAGGAGCATCCTATGCAACAGTTCGCTATTGCAGGGGCGGCATCGGTTCGCCCTTTCAACCCGATTTTATCGGTACAGCATTCACGAAAAAACATTTTAACCGGAGCAGACTTTAAACAACCAAGAATGAAAAGTTTGCTCGAAAAGCTTTGGGATATTTTGAAACAACAAGGCCGTCCATGAGTTTTACAGATAACTGGTCAGACGAAGAATTCATTCGTCATATGAAAGAATTAATCGGTAACGAAGGAGATATTCATGTCACTTGCAACCACAGTGAAGGAGAGCAGGTTACAGAGACGCATGTACACGCAGAAAGCTCTCTGGTATCGCCATAATGGCGACCGCGAAGGAATGCGGGTATGCCTTAATTTGTCCCGAGTCGAAGTATTAAATCAGCGTTATTTTCTTGGGCCGTGTCCATTCTGAGATCAAACATATGAGCAAAGAATTTTATGCAAGGCTGGCAGCCATTCAGGAGAATCTGAACGCGCCAAAGAATCAGTACAACTCATTCGGTAAATATAAATACAGAAGCTGCGAAGACATTCTTGAAGGCGTTAAGCCGTTACTGAATGGCCTGTTTTTATCAATCAGCGATGAAGTTGTGTTGATTGGTGATCGGTATTACGTGAAAGCAACGGCAACTATTACTGATGGCGAAAACAGTCATACAGCAACCGCTCTTGCACGAGAGGAAGAAAGCAAGAAAGGAATGGATTCTGCACAAGTTACGGGAGCTACAAGCTCTTATGCACGCAAGTATTGCCTCAATGGTTTGTTCGGCATTGATGATGCGAAAGATGCAGATACCGACGAGCATAAACATCAGCAGAACGCAGCAGCAAAGCAATCAAAACCATCACCTACACCTGAACAGGTTCTAAAAGCATTCACTGACGCAGCATTGCAGAAAAACACCGTGGAAGAGCTTAAACAGGCGTTCGCCAAAGCGTGGAAGATGCTCGAAGGCACACCGGAGCAGCACAAAGCGCAGGACGTTTACAACATCAGACGAGACGAATTAGAAGGAGCGGCTGCTTAATGGCACATTCGATTACTGTAAGACTAAACAAGCCCGCAAGAGAGTTTCAGGCCGGGGAAAATATCGGATTCAACATCCGTGCTGGCGTTCAGTATTACGATCGCCAGACAAAAAAGAAAGAATGGACAAACTACAGCGCCGTTGTATTTGCCAAGCCGGGAGCGCAAGCGGATTACTACCGTAGTGTTCTTGTTGAAGGTGGCATTGTAGAAATTACCGGAGAAAACATCAGGGTTGATGTTTATCAGGGGCAAAATGGTCAATCAATCACTCTTGAATTACTGAATGCAAAGATTGGATTTGCAACCTCAGGAAACAGCCAACAGCAGCAAAGTAGCAATCATCAAAATCATCCTGAATACGACGATTCAATTCCCTTCTAAAGTAGCAACATAAGGATTCCATTATGCCAGCGCCTCTGTATGGTGCGGATGCCCCGCGCCGCTGTTCCGGCAATTCCGTATCGGAGGTGCTGGATAAATTCAGAAAAAACTACGATCGGATAATGTCGCTACCGCAGGAAACGAAAGAGGAAAAGGAATTTCGCCACTGTATATGGCTTGCAGAGAAAGAAGAACGCGAGCGAATTTACCAGACATCAATCCGACCATTCCGCAAAGCCACATATACCCACTTCCCTGAAATTGACCCGCGCCTGCGTAATTACCGCTCACGCTATGGCGCTATCAGTAATGACTGAGGAATTTACCATGAGAGGACTTGCATACAACCCCGGCATTCTTCCGGCAGAAATGATTATTCGCCAACGCGTAAAGCCAATGCCATCGAGAGAGGAATTGCTTAAGAGAAATTCTTTTCCATCAGTGAATCAAAACAAGTATCTGAATGCGATGTTGCGGAGTGGGAAGAAATGAAACAAATGACACTAATTGAGATGGATGGTTTTCTGAAAGGTAAATGCATCCCACGAGATTTAAAGGTTAACGAAACAAACGCTGAATATCTTGTGCGTAAGTTCGGTGAACTTGAATCAAAACTAGAAACGGCGTTGCGGGAGTGTCGTTCTGCTGGAATCACGATTGATAACCTTGAGGCTAAATGCGCGAAGATGGCTGCTGAAAATACCTCACTTAAGCAATCTGAGAAGGAATTTAATGACTTTTGTCGTGAGGAGTTTAGCGAATGGGAAGATGATGTTACTGAAACTCCAGCCACCGATGCTTTCCTGGCTGAAGTACGGGCGCAGGGGGTAGAGATGTACGCAGATAACCTCGACAACGGAGCAGACGACGCAGAACGAGGTGGTTTTGATTATGCCGTTAAGTTTCTACGCAGTGAAGCATCTAGTGTACGTTTGTTCGCCGACCAGCTTCGCAAAGGAGGCAACCAGTGAGCAAGATTGACTATCAGGCACTGCGTGAGGCGGCAGAAAAAGCAACGTGTGGTGAGTGGTCGCTCGAATATGGAGAGGGCCAATTTGATGGTGATGATGCGCTAATTCATCGTGACGTTGTTGGATATCTTCCCATTTGCAGAATTGAAGGAGCGCATCCTGAAAGCGGTTTCGATGAAGATTTCCAAATAGAACAGCAGGCCAATGCTGAATTCATCGCCGCAGCCAATCCAGCTACCGTCTTGGCGCTGCTGGATGAGCTGGAAAGAAACCAGCAATACATCAAACGCCGTGACCAGGAGAACGAGGAGATTGCGTTAACGGTAGGGAAGCTGCGTGTTGAGCTGGAAGGCAAAGACAAGCTGATTGCAGAGCTTGGAAAACAATGCGCCGAATGGGAGCGAAAAGCATTAAGCAACTTTGAAGAGTGTGCTGCGATGGCTGAACGTATCGAAGAGTTGCAGACAAAATCTGCACCAGATTCGTTTGGCATCATCGGTGAAAATATTCGAACACAGGATAATCGAATAACGTCAGACCCTATGTTTTGTGTGTATCAAAAGCGCGAAATCGTTGTTGATGCTGATTATGACTATGACCGGATTGTCTGGGTTGATGAAGATGGCAATGAAGCCAATAAACGCCAAAGTCGTCGTCTCGAACTACTTCACGAAAACTTTCGAGAGCCACCAGAAAAATGGCGGCGCGTTGCTGTGAAAGATATTGATGAATTCGTTACCTGCTGTTTCACCGAACAGGGTTGTAAAGACTACCTGGCAGCCAATGGTCACAATCTTCGCTTGCCATTTATATATGTAAATGGCGGTTTCAGGAACGCTGAATATATCGGCATAAGAAACTGGCTTGCTGGCATTCGCATCAAAGGAGAGTGAGATGAGCAGGAATACGGGTTTGTAAAAGATAACGCTTGTGAAAATGCTGAATTTCGCGTCGTCTTCACAGCGATGCCAGAGTCTGTAGTGTCAGATGATGACCGTACTCAAACATCGGGTTGAGTATTATCTTACTGTTTCTTTACATAAACATTGCTGATACCGTTTAGCTGAAACGACATACATTGCAAGGAGTTTATAAATGAGTATCAATGAGTTAGAGTCTGAGCAAAAAGATTGGGCGTTATCAATGTTGTGCAGATCCGGTGTCTTGTCTCCATGCAGACATCACGAAGGTGTTTATGTAGATGAAGGTATAGATATAGAGTCGGCATACAAATATTCCATGAAGGTTTATAAGTCTAATGAAGACAAATCCCCATTCTGCAATGTGCGAGAAATGACTGATACCGTGCAAAATTATTATCATGAGTACGGTGGAAACGATACTTGCCCTCTCTGTACAAAACATATAGATGATTAAACCAAATATTACATAACAATCCTCGCATTCGCGGGGATTTCTTTTATCTGAACTCGCTACGGAGGGTTTTGTTTTATGGAGATGATAAATGCACTTCCGAGTTACAGGTGAATGGAATGGAGAACCATTCAACAGAGTTATCGAAGCCGAGAACATCAGCGACTGCTATGACCACTGGATGCTGTGGGCGCAGATAGCACATGCAGACGTAACCAATATTCGAATTGAAGAACTGAAAGAACACCAAGCCGCCTGATGGCGGTTTTTTATTGGAGACAAGAAATGTCAGATTTGGCTATGAAGGTTTTGAAATGGCAATCGACTGGCGATGTCGGCATCAGTAGCGCAACTCTTGCCTCAATCGCATGTGGACTGAAAAAGAATATCTATGGTCATCACTTCGGCGCTCCACATGACGCAGCCGATTTCAGACGATGCGTTGCACTTGTTGAGCAGATCCCAGAAATCAGAGATTCATTCGACAAGGTTGCAAAGCGCGTTCCGGCATTCAAAGGCATCCTCAACGAATGGGATTCCCTCGTTGATCTGTTGAAGTCTGAAATGAAGATACACGGAAACAAAGCACCAGAGACTTACAGAAGAATTAGCGAGTTACGCAAGGACTAACCACAGCCTCATACTCGATGAGGCCTGTTCATTGCTCAATGATATCCAGACCTACCGCAATAATACCAATCCAATAAATGGAGATTCCAGGTGGAAGAAGAAATCTTCACTCGTGAAGAGGCAGCGTCGTATCTGAAGGTAGACAAAGGCACTATCACGCAGTGGATACGAAGTGGACGACTTCAGGCCGCAAAGATAAATCCAGATAAACCTAAAAGCCCATATCGCATTTGCAAGTCAGACTGCATTGCGGCGCTTAAGTCTGTGAGACACAATAGCGCGGTGAATGCGGTTGATGTGCAGGAGGTTAAAGCATGTCAATCAAACTACGCGGTGGCACGTGGCACTGCGATTTCGTCGCGCCAGATGGATCAAGAGTTAGACGCTCTCTTGAAACATCGGACAAAAGGCAAGCGCAAGAACTTCACGATCGTCTGAAAGCAGAAGCGTGGAGAGTAAAAAATCTCGGGGAATCACCGAAAAAGCTATTCAAGGAAGCCTGCATACGGTGGCTGCGTGAGAAATCGGATAAGAAGTCCATTGATGATGACAAGAGCATTATATCGTTCTGGATGTTGCACTTCAGAGAAGCCATTCTCTCTGACATAACAACAGAAAAAATAATGGAGGCGGTAGACGGGATGGAAAACCGCCGCCATCGCCTGAACTGGGAGATGAGCCGGGACAGGTGTTTGCGACTTGGCAATCCGGTGCCGGAGTATAAACCAAAGCTTGCAAGCAAAGGAACGAAGACGAGGCATCTGGCAATACTTCGCGCCATTCTCAATATGGCTGTTGAATGGGGATGGCTTGACAGGGCACCCAAAATATCAACACCACGCGTTAAGAATGGACGCATCAGATGGCTTACAGAGGAGGAATCGAAGCGCCTGTTTGCAGAAATTGCTCCTCACTTCTTCCCTGTGGTCATGTTTGCAATCACGACAGGCCTTCGCCGTTCCAACGTTACAGACCTTGAGTGGTCACAGGTCGATCTGGATAAGAAAATGGCATGGATGCACCCTGATGAAACAAAAGCTGGCAATGCGATCGGAGTTCCTCTTAACGAAACCGCATGCCAGATATTAAGAAAACAGCAGGGGCTCCATAAGAGATGGGTATTTGTCCACACCAAACCTGCCTACCGAAGCGACGGAACAAAAACAGCAGCGGTAAGGAAGATGAGAACCGACAGCAACAAGGCATGGAAGGGAGCGTTAAAGCGGGCAGGCATTAGCAACTTCCGCTTCCATGATCTGAGGCATACCTGGGCAAGCTGGCTGGTTCAGTCCGGTGTCTCTCTTCTTGCACTTAAAGAGATGGGAGGATGGGAAACTCTCGAAATGGTTCAAAGATACGCCCACCTTTCAGCCGGGCATCTCACCGAGCACGCAAGCAAAATCGATGCGATTATAAGTCGCAATGGCACAAATACGGCACAAGAGGAGAACGTGGTTTACTTAAATGCGAGGTAACTTATTGATTTAAATGGTGCCGATAATAGGAGTCGAACCTACGACCTTCGCATTACGAATGCGCTGCTCTACCAACTGAGCTATATCGGCCCTGAAAGGACATGTTCACGAACGTGAATCACGGTGGACAAGGTTAAAACTAACCGGGCGATGCGTCAATGGCCTTGTGAATCAAATGGCTACTTTTGCATCACCCGGTTTTATTTACGCACGAATGGTGTAATCACCAATGCCGATCCACTTGTAAGTGGTCAGTGCTTCCAGCCCCATTGGGCCACGCGCGTGGAGTTTTTGTGTGCTTACCGCCACTTCCGCACCCAGACCAAACTGGCCGCCGTCGGTAAAACGCGTAGAGGCGTTAACGTAAACAGCGGACGAATCCACTTCGTTAACAAAACGCTGGGCGTTGCGCATATCGCGGGTCAGGATCGCATCGGAGTGTTGTGTGCCGTGTTCACGAATATGGGCGATGGCATCGTCAAGATCGCTGACGATTTTGACGTTCAAATCTAATGACAGAAACTCATCGTCATACTCTTCGGCTTTAACCGCCACCACCTTCGCAGGGCCTGCCTGCAACTGTGTCAGCGCAGCTGCATCTGCGTGTAATGTCACGCCGCTTTCCGCCATTTGTTTGCTTAATGCGGGCAGGAAGCTATCGGCGATGTTTTTATTCACCAGCAACGTTTCAACCGTATTACATGTGCTCGGACGCTGAGTTTTCGCGTTGACGATCACTTTTAATGCTTCAGCGATCTCTGCACTTTCATCAACGTAAATATGGCATACGCCTATACCACCTGTGATCACCGGGATTGTCGACTGTTCACGGCACAGTTTATGCAAACCAGCGCCACCACGCGGGATCAGCATGTCGATGTATTTATCCATACGCAGCATTTCACTGACCAGCGCACGGTCAGGATTATCAATCGCCTGCACGGCACCCGCCGGTAAGCCACAGGATTTCAGGGCGTCCTGAATCACCGCCACCGTTGCCGCGTTAGTGCGACAGGTTTCTTTACCACCACGCAGGATCACCGCATTACCGGTTTTCAGGCACAGCGAAGCGACATCAACCGTCACGTTCGGGCGCGCTTCATAAATCACGCCAATAACCCCCAGCGGTACGCGACGACGCTCAAGACGCAGGCCGCTGTCCAGTACGCCGCCATCGATTACCTGCCCCACCGGATCGGCGAGGTTGCACACCTGACGTACATCGTCGGCAATGCCTTTCAGCCGTGCGGGCGTCAGTGCCAGACGGTCAAGCATCGCTTCGCTAAGGCCATTGGCTCGCGCGTCAGCAACATCCTGGGCGTTAGCGTTGAGGATGATTTCGCTTTGTGCTTCCAGTTCATCGGCGATTTTTTCCAGCACGCGATTTTTTTCGCGGCTGGAGAGTTGCGCTAATTTATACGAGGCTTGCTTCGCGGCAATGCCCATTTGTTCCAGCATCGGCCAGCTCCTTAACGGGTAATCATGTCATCACGGTGAACGGCAACCGGGCCGTATTCATATCCCAGTATTGCATCAATTTCTTGCGAGTGGTGTCCGGCAATACGGCGTAATGCATCGCTGTTGTAACGACTGACACCGTGGGCGATATCGCGACCTTCGAGGTTGCAAATGCGGATGACTTCACCACGCGAGAAATTGCCAGTCACGCTTTTAATGCCTTTCGGCAACAGGGAGCTGCCGCGTTCCAGAATGGCGGCAGTTGCCCCTTCATCTACCGTGATTTCACCCGCCGGCGGCGCACCGAAAATCCAGCGTTTACGGTTTTCAAGCGGAGTCGCCTGGGCATGGAACAGCGTACCGACGGAAATGCCTTCCATCACATCACCAATAACGCCCGGCTTGCTGCCCGCGGCAATAATGGTGTCGATACCCGCACGGCAAGCCACGTCAGCGGCCTGCAATTTAGTACTCATGCCGCCAGTTCCGAGGCCTGAAACGCTGTCACCGGCAATCGCGCGCAGTGCGTCATCAATGCCGTAAACATCTTTAATCAGTTCTGCCTGCGGATTTCTGCGCGGATCAGCGGTATACAAACCTTTTTGATCGGTCAGCAGCAACAGTTTATCGGCACCCGCCAGAATCGCCGCCAGCGCAGAAAGGTTATCGTTATCGCCGACCTTAATCTCTGCCGTAGCGACAGCATCGTTCTCATTGATTACCGGAACGATATTGTTATCGAGCAACGCACGCAGGGTGTCGCGGGCGTTCAGGAAGCGTTCACGGTCTTCCATATCAGCACGGGTCAGCAGCATTTGCCCGACGTGAATGCCATAAATCGAAAACAGCTGTTCCCACAGTTGAATCAGTCGACTCTGCCCTACCGCCGCCAGCAGTTGTTTCGAGGCGATAGTCGCTGGCAGTTCCGGGTAACCCAGGTGCTCACGTCCGGCGGCGATCGCGCCCGACGTCACAATAACAATCCGATGCCCGGCGGCATGTAACTGCGCGCACTGGCGAACAAGTTCAACGATATGGGCACGGTTCAGACGGCGCGATCCGCCTGTTAGCACACTGGTGCCGAGTTTTACCACCAGCGTCTGGCTGTCACTCATGATTCTCTGCCATTCAATTTTAGGAAAAATGATATCAAACGAACGTTTTAGCAGGACTGTCGTCGGTTGCCAACCATCTGCGAGCAAAGCATGGCGTTTTGTTGCGCGGGATCAGCAAGCGTAGCGGCAGTTGTTTACGCTTTTATTACAGATTTAATAAATTACCACATTTTCAGGTAATGACTCCAACTTACTGATAGTGTTTTATGTTCAGATAATGCCCGATGACCTTGTCAT